CAATATAATCCTTAAATGCTTCAATCTGATTTATTATAGTTTTATCCTGGTTATCTGGTGATACCCTACCGGATTTGATATCCTCATATCTACCACTATATAAGAATTGATTCATTCTAAAACTATTTCCGGTTCCAACATAATCTGTATACGCACCCGGCAGTTCATACCATCCAACATCTTCACCACCATAAAACGCTTTCATAGCTTCGATGACTTCCTCTTTAGTCAAGGGCTCATACTCATCAGGGTCAAATGCTTTTAGTATCTCATCTGCCACCAATGCCTCAGTGATGGAAGATGCCATATCCATTCCCTTAAACTTTGCCCTCTGAGCGGTTACTTTTTTCTTAAATGATTCCGACCCATATTTCTCTACCCAATCGAAGAACTTTAGATTTTCGCCAAGTTTGATACTCTTGCCGGTACCATCGTCATCTCTTGCTATCCTATCCTCAATCAACTCTCCTATATCATCATCATCGAAATGAGGAACTGTGGTTGACCTGCAATATGGATGTAATGGAGGTAGATTGACTCCTACCTTTGCTTCTTTAATCTCGAAGACCTCTCCATCAAGCTCTCTACAGATATCTGAAGTCCTGCTATCAAGAGTAGCAAGATATCTGTATTTCTCAACTATACCGGTATCCTTATATGCCTGTAGACTCCCTTTATTGCTGATGTAATTGATTTCGGTACGTATTAGTCTTTGAGCATTTGAATAACTCACATTGAGTCGGTCTGCAAAGTCTCTTGCTATATCATTAGGACCTCTGCCTCTGACAAACTCCTGAGATAGCATCTGTTCGATATTATCGGTAAGCTTTTTCTTATCTGCCCATATTCTATCACTATAATTCTGACCTAACCATTTTTCTCTGATTGCAGTTTCTAATTGCTTACCACCGGGAGTGGTAAATGATACCCCAACCCCTGCTCTCTTTTGAGCATCAAACATCGTTCTAAAATATCCATCTTCATAAGCATCTTTGAGGGTATTCCCAAGACCTATGTTATAACCGGTAGCTAAAGTCTCAATATTATGTCTGATATTAGTAACTAATTCATCCATCTGTGAGATATATGCTCTACCAGATAATTTCTTGAGATAACCACGGTATTCCGCCGTAAACGCCTTATCTCCGAGTCTTTCTATCTCATCAAGGTATTTTCTCGCTTGCTTTTGGAAATCCATCTGCTCATCTGGTTTGAGTCGTCTTCTTGCGGATGCGAGGGTAACCCCGGTCTCATCTGAGTGCCTTTGATAAAATGCCTGGACCTCTTTTCTGATTGACCGGATGGTTTCTTCATATGCTTTCTTTAGTTGTCTTTCATATTGAGATGCTGATTTCTCGTTCTGTATCAAATTGAGTTCAGACCTCTTCTCCCAATACTCTTTTGATGATATTGCAGGCATTATTCCTCACCGCCTTCGTCTGAAGCCTCCTCACCAAATCCTGGGACTGCTCCTTCCGCCATGACCTCTTGCATCTGTTTCATCTTTTCTTCACTCTCTTTGCTCATCCTATCGCCTTCCTCTTGAGCATCAGTAACCCAAGGATGATTTGCTCTGATGGTCTCATCACTAATAATACCAACACTGTTCCTGGCGTCCATGATAATCTCTGACTCGTTTACGATTCCATCAGTATTGAAGATGATATCAAATTTAGTTTCAAGGAAATCACCAAGTCCCTTATTTAGTAAATCAACCTTGATGAACCAAATCAGTTCTTCCAGGGATGCTGCAAACTCATTTGCCATATCATCTGTATCAGTATCAAGGTCTGCGTATCTAAATTTAAGTGCTACTCCTGAGGCGTTACCAAGACTGATTTCTTGAGTATCAACCCCACTACCTGCCTCGTATATATCTTTCCTCAATCTGTTGAGATGACTATCAAGAGCAGCAATATCAAGTGGGGTAGTCAATGCGGTTACATCACCATCACCGGATACGAATGCTGTCCTGAAGGTTGCAAGGTTTTGAGTAAATTCACCTTTATCTGTTCCATCATAATTCTTGACCACTTTAATTGAGTCTGGAATATCTTGTAGATTGTTTGATGTATCTGATGTATTGAGGTCATAATCATCAATAAGTGATTTGATTAATTTGAGTAAACTCATTTCATCGGCGTTATACTTAAATGCTATAAATGGTACCTTATCCCAAGTCATTTGAACATTGGTCATAATAGGATGGTTATCTTCATCGACCATCACATTACCATCTGCATCTACCATCTCCTGAGAGATGATAAAATGACCTTTAACTCCTTCTCCTTTATCTGGGTCTGGTTTTAATCCTCTATCGGTCTTTTCATAATACCATACGCCCTCAGTAGTATGATACTCTACCTTGATGAGTTCCTTCTTGACGCCATCTGGTAGATACTGTATAATAGTATAGACTCTCAATACTGCATCAAGGATAGTATGGTCTGCATCTGCCCAAAATGGAATAATCTCTTCCGTTGGAATCCTCTTAAACTTGAGGTTACCAAGTCGGTCATAGTAAACCTGTACCCATGCCAAACCATTGACCACTGCATCTCTACCAACATTCTTAATCATCTTTAGGAATTTCTTATCAAGATACATACCAAGCAATTCACTAAATTTATCATCATCACATTGAACACTGAACTCTTTACTCAATAGATAATTGACCTTTTGATTAGTCAATTTTCTCATAAAGGGGTGCTTCAGCTTACTATTGGCAAGATTTGTTACTTCCTGTCTGACCCCTTTTCTATCAATGTAATATCTTTTACGGTCTTTGATATCATTATCATTTCCGTAATAGTCTTGAGCGGTCAGCATGAACTTTCTGGTATCACTTTCCTGCCATTCATTCAGATTGCTAAATAAGAAATCCTCTTGTGGTTTCCCACTGTTTGTTAATCTGCTTATCTTGCTTTTGAGTCCAAGCATCGCATTTGTTTGGAAATCTGGAAAAATCATTGCGTTACCTCCTTTTAGTTATAATTTATTATATCCCATTGCTTTTGACTTATCTACCTGAAAAAACGACCTCGTATACTCGCGTCTACATCACTTTATTTTCCTTCTGGTATCATAGGTCAGGGTGTTTTTTGCCTACCAACTGAAATTACTTCTTCCGAGTTCAAATGTGGCATATCTCAAAGCATCCATTAAATGGTTATATTCATCCATCGGCTCATTGCTCGGTTTACCGGTATCTCTATCTGGTTGCCATATATAGTTACTCAATTCTACGATTGTATTGGTACATCGAGGGTGAACATACATTTTATAATCTTGTAACTTTTGGATACCTGAGTTGACTGAGCCTTTTGGTTTCTTTGCTCCATAGATACGATGTAACCCCATATCTTTTAGGGTATCAATATCTTTCGGCGCTGATGAGTCTGCCGCTATCCTCTGATTATCATACCCTTTATATTTTATAGCATCTCTGATATGCTCATTCTTCATATAGGTCTTGTATATCTCATCGAAGATGAATATTTCCTTATTCTTTTCATCTACCATCAATGCTATAAATGCAGTAGGGTCATTGGTATAACCAAAGTCCATTCCAAATAATTGCTTATACTTTGGTCGGTCATAAGTATCAAGTGACCTCTTCATTGCCTCAATATCAAATTCAAGTTCCTGCCAATTCTCAAATATCAGCCCCTCTGCAATACCCCAATTACCTTCACCCTCTATACTATATCGTCTGGGGTTATTCTTTTTCATCTGCTCGAATATCTTTAAGTCGTCCTCACCAAGAAATTCATTACAATCGAAATTCCTGGTTATTGCTAATATATCTTCTTCCTCATTAGTTCCGTCAGAACCTACCTTATCAAAGAATCGTCTCTTTAACCATATCTTATCAGACCAGGGATTGAATGTAAGGGTATGCTGCTTAAATAGGGGGTAGGGCATCTCACCTCTGATAGATAAGTCTACCATATTAAAATCATCTTCATTTGTACATTGGAATGCCTCCTCCCACCATGTCCAACATAGATAACCATCCTCTACCGTGATTGATGTGATTGATTGGGGGTCGTCAAGACCTCTGAACATTATCTTTTGACCTGATGGAATATAAGTCAATTCAAGTGGTGATTTAGTTGCTTTCCATAGATGAGCAACTCCAAGACGATTGATTGCCCATTTTAACTGAGCATAGGTTGAGTCCTTATGGGTATTATAATATCGTCTAATAACCAAGGTATGAGGTTTAAGTCCATATTTATGCCAATATTTCATCATATTATATGGAAACCACAAGGACGCCGTGGTTGATTTCTTGCTTCCACGCCCTCCCTTTAATACTCGATATCTATGTTTTGAGTTCCAAAATGTCTTATACCCTTTTCCAATGATTTCAGGTAGGCTCTTCTTGGTTACTAAATCTGGCATCATCGCCATACCCCCTTATTCGAATTATAATACATTTGCTTCCTCTTGAGTCTTTTTAGTTTATGAGTGAGGGTCTCTTTGTATTTAGGATTGGTAGTGATTCTTCTTGCTGCCTCGATTAAGTATGGACTTTTAGGAATAGTGTTTTTTCTAATGAGTCTTATCATTACATAGCAGGTTGATAATTTCTGGAAATGTCCATGATTTTCATATTTACCATCTACATTGCTGACTATATAATCTCTTGACCCTTTTTGTATTTTATATCCGTCTATGATATCAATGAATTCCGCCATCATCTTCCCCCACACTTTCAACATCTCCAACCTCTTCAACGTTGAAACTGTTGAAACTGTTGTATTAATCTTCCAATTCTTCCTCCCCGGTAAACATTACCATTCCATTGAGATTGATTGTTTCCTCATTAAATCCTTGCATCTTATTGAGTTCTGCCACTGCATCTGTTATCCCTTTATTATTGACTTGGGACGCTCTTCTTGCTTTCCTTTGTTTGAGTACCTCTTTTATATAACTGGCCGCTCTCTCGGGGTCTTCTATCATCATTCGATGTAACAACTCAAGTTCCTCTTCTGCTGCTGCCTCAATTCTTTCCAGGTCCTTCTTATTTACATCAATGACATATCTCAAAGTTTCAATGGATTGCTCTCTCGTCCATCTGGTCTTCTCGGTCTCAATCTTTCTCATCTCATTAAGTAATTCGTCATACCTATGTCTGACCTTGACTTGCTTAAACAAAACTGATGCATTTGAATCAAGACTTGATTCCTTCCAATGCTTCTTAGAAGGGTAAGCTTTTAAGTATGCTTGTCTTTGAGTATTTCCTTTTAATAGCTCTTGTACAAATATCTCTTGAGCTTTTGTTAGTCTATTATCAAGATGCTTACTTCTTGCCATCTCTTATCCCTCCTTTCTATATTTAATATACTCCTGATTTTAACTCAAGTAATTCTTATATTCTTTTATGAGCGTTTGACTATGATATCATCTTTAGTTGGCACTACCAAGAATATCACTTGGTGTTTATCCACCGCCGGTTTAATCCGGTCAAATAGCTCTACTGCTTCCTCTTGACTCTTAAAAAAAATTCATATTACTTTTCCTCCTTTGCATAATAATATCAAGAGCAGTCTTTCTCTCTTGATATTATTATATTACATATTTGGACTCTTTTCAATGTTAAAGTCTATTTTATCCTTATATTGAGTTCTTCCTCAACGGTTTGGATAACATCATCTAAACTTAAGTATCCTTGATTGATTGAGTCGAATAATTCTTCTATATTATTCATAAACCTTTGGGCTCTCACTGGACCAAATCCTAATTTATCTTTCAGGCATAACATCACAGCTGCACTATATTGCTTGACTGTAAATCCTATTGTATTATATGCTTCTTGCTCAGTGATTACCTTTAGGTCTTTATGCGTCAGCTTTTTCTTTACTGCCTTCCGTCTTTGTTCCCGGTTCACTTTTCCTCACCTCGAATAATGGTTTATAATTTGATTCTGCCATGAATTTCTTATAGCAAATATTACCAAATCCCAATTCAATTGATTCAGGATTCTTAAGCTTCCTTCCACACCGTCTGCAAATGTTACTTTTTCCTATAATTTCCGGTTTTAGTATACCTGTTATATCTTCCATCATCTCCACCCGCCTTTCTATAGCATGTATATGAGCATTGTATCTTCATGATTCCATGACTATTTTTAGTCTTATACATATGCAGTGGTGCCGGGATAAACTCTTTACCACATATGCTGCATTTTTTAAGTTCTATCATATCAACCCCCTAAAGTAAAGAGGCTAATATGTAATCCAATGCTATACTTTGGTCTATCGCCCCCGTTTTAATACCCTTTTCGGTTTCTCTGATACTCCTCAGTCCCTTGACTAATTCGCCTATGCTATAATGATTGCCTTTCTCTCTTGCTATCTTTATCTGCCAAGCAGTTAATCCGGTCCTATTTGATACGTCTCCGCCCCCTGCGCTCTGTACAAGGAGCATTGACCTGATATTGCTATATAATAGACTGATGACTCCCAATGGATTCTCATTGACTTCCTTCAGCTCATGCCATAGCTCATAAGATTTATGTGGTTGGCGTCTACATACCGCATCAATCAATTCAAATATCACATCCTTTGGGGATGAGTAAATCAATTTCTCTTGGATTGCTATTTCATATGCCTGCTCTATAGTTACATTTGCTGCCTTTGATAGATGAGTCAGTTTGTCGCACTCAAGTAATATTCTACTATAATCACAATCACATAGATTAGCAAATTCGATTGCTTTATTGATTCCCAATCCGATTTCTTTCTTGATATACTTTGCCAAAACCTCTGGAATCAATTTCTCAAATTCCGTCAGTATATCGGTATGAGATTTATAGAATTTACTTCTTTTATCAAGGTTTGTATATATCAAGATGATTACATTCTTACCTTGAGTTACCCCGCTGTTTAATCCCGCCCATATCTTTTCTTGACTTAAATAGTCTTTATCATCTCGTATTACATAGCAGTTTGGTTTATTCATAAGGGTATTGTTTTGTAATCTGCTATATATTGATGATATTGAGTCCATCCTCTTAGCTGGTACTCCCATTATCTCTGATATCTTTTTTATGTAGATATCCATTACCGCTACCTCTTCGCCAGTAAAGATATAAAGCGGTTGTACAATCTTTTTAACCAATTGTTCTTTGAGTTCATATAGTTGCATTTTTCAGCGACTCCTTTCTTCTCACATTCTCGGCAGATAATTCTGCCTTCCGGTATACATTCACCACAGAGGACGCGTCGGTATTTGCACCTCATGGCTTTCTATGCGTTCCTTTGCTATCTCAAAATATTTATCATTAAGCTCTATACCAATGAAGTTTCGGTTTAGGTTCTTGCATGCTACCCCAGTCGTTCCTGAACCCATGCAATTATCTAAAACTGTTTCTCCCTCGTTGGTATATGTCTTAATAAGATACTCAAACAAAGGGACTGGTTTTTGGGTTGGGTGAAGTCCGCGTTCAGTTTTAAATTTCAATAAAGTTTTAGGATACCATGTGTCGTACACTTTAACTATTTTTTTAGATATACCACCCATAATCTCGGTTCGGCTTGATTCATAAGATTTTGTTATTTTGTTTTTTGGCCTGTCAATCATAATCGGATAATAGTTGACTTTATTTTTACCGAAAACAACTATATCTTCTGTTTGCTGCATAGGTCTATACTTAGCAACTAAGTGACCTTTAGCTGTAATTTTATCCCAAGTCCAACAATACTTAAACATCTTCGGATTGCTCATAACCAAAGCACTTGTAAATGGTTGGGTAGCCGTCAAGACAATAGCGCCATTATCTTTAATTATTTTATTATAGTAATACCATAGACCTTTTTTATGTTCTCTTTCCCAAGATTCTAAGGTTTCTTTATAATTTACCCCTTCTTTATATTTTTGTAATAAATAATCTTCTTTATGTAATATTCTTTTACCATTGACAATATAATCAGTTAAAGGTATTAATTCATCCCACTTGCAATTAGTCGTCCCATAAGGCAAATCACATAAAATCATATCAACCGATTTGTCTGGTATGTCTTTCATCAGTTCAAGACAATCACCATGAAGTAGTTTCACTTTATCCCTCCTTTATCCATACCCCTCTGGTTTCCAATATCCACATATCAACGGTTGAGCTTTTATTGACTCCATTAATATTTAATTGAGATAAGTATTTACTGGTCACCCTGATGGTCTCTTTTAACTCTCTGCTCGGGGCCTCAATCATTAATTGCCTACAGGCATACATGATTGCCTTAAAGAATAGTGATATATCCCAACCACCATCTCCCTCTTTATAGTTAAATCTTGATGCTATCTTGAAGGCATTTGCTCCATTAACTACCCCTATGTTCTTGATTACGGTTTCTACAAATTTATAAAACTCAATTATATTATATCGCACAATCAAATCTATCTCACCAGGTACCGTACAAATATTGGTTACGATTTGCTCCTCTGCTTCATTGAGGTCATATCCCTTTTCATCTGCATATCTCAGTAATTCGCTTGGGGTATATGGGTCAAGATTGATTATAGTACCTCGACTCCTCAAAGTCTGAAGAGTGTTATTTATATCAGTGATGGTCATTATGAAATATGCCTTTTGAGGTGGTTCCTCGGTTATCTTGAGTAGAGCATTCTTTGCTGCTAAACTCATCTTGTCCGCATCTGCTAATAAATAAACGGTAGGTTCCGTCTGCTTATATGCAAGTTTTATGATATCTCTGATTGTGTCTACCTTTACATCAGTACTAATCAACTGAGCATTGAGGGTCTTTGCTATCTCTTTTGCTATGAGCTTTTTACCTCCATGCTTTTGACCGCATATAATGCTAAATCGTGGGAAGTTACCATTTGCTATTCTCTTGATATTTTCTAATACTTTAGTTTGACCAATCATTCCTCCGCCCCCTGACATAATAGAATCAAGGTTGCTTCGATGAGTGGTTTAGGATTTGGCTCCCATTTGATATCTGCATTAAGTCTAATTACCTCATCAAGTAACATCTTGATATCTTGATACTCCTCATCAGTATATCCATTAAGCGCCTCTTCATAGGTTGATGGAATCTGTAAATACTCAAAATCGCCTATCAAGAAATACTTATAAGCATCTAATAGAAAATTCATATAGAGTTTCATAAATTGCTTTAAGTCAACACCGCTTCTATGAGCCTCTTCAATAATCTTGACCACCTCATCTGCTTTAGCGTCAATGATATTATCAGTTAGGTCAAACATAATATTATAATCAATCGTACCCAGTGCTTCTACCACCGTCTTAACGCTCAAATTAAGGTCATAGCTTAAGCATTTATCAAGTAATGTAATTGCATCACGCATCCCACCATCTGCTAATTTCGCTATATAACCAAGTGCCTCCATATCGTAAATGATATCTTCTTGATTAGTCTCATTCTCCCAATCAAGGATTTGCTTTAATCTATCTACTATTGATTGATAGGTGATTCTCTGGAAATCGTATCGCTGTACCCTTGAAATGATTGTTGCTGGTATCTTCTGAGGGTCAGTGGTGCAGAAGATAAATACTGTTTGAGCAGGTGGTTCTTCAATCAACTTAAGCATTGCATTCCATGCCCCGGTTGATAACATATGACACTCATCTATGATATATACTTTATATGCTGCATCAAGTGCTTTGAACTTTGCGTTATCAATGATATCTCTCACATTCTCAACCCCATTATTAGATGCTGCATCAATCTCAATCGGGTTACCTTCATGGTCATTGATTTCATTTGCAAAGATGCGGGCACAGGTGGTTTTACCTGTCCCTGCCCCGCCAGTAAATAAATAGGTGTTTTTATGAGTTTTAGTCCTTAATTGCTCCTGCAGTATTTTCTTGACTGCTCCCTGCTCTACTACATCATCAAATGTCTTTGGTCTATATTTTATAGCAAGTGCCTTCATTGGTTTAACCCCCCAAACATCTTATCGAAAAACTCTTTCATCCCCTCAGGCATTTCCTCATGTCTATCACAATTATCGCAGTCACCATCACATCCCTTTGCCATCTCATTTGAGAAAGTTGCTGCCGCTCTCATCTCATCAATATAGTCTTCCATTGGTACTTCTTCAATATCCGCAATTCTCTCTACAATAGATAGTAGTCCCGCTTTGATTGCTGCTTTGTCTCCTTTTACCTCAATCGTTACTCTACCCTCTTTGGTCAATTCAAATAATACCTTTGCAGTCATGTTCATCATATTATTTTTCCTCCTCTAAATAAGTTTGTAATTGCTTAAAAAGTGATTCATCTATTATATAGAAATTTTCCTGATTTCCTAAACCTCCAAAATTAAATGCTACCGCCCAATATGGTTTTCCTATTGCAAATGCTTCTTCTTTCAGTTTGTCAATCCATTCAGCTTTTATGCTCATTGACTTTTTTTCGGTCATAGCAGTTTTACATTCTATACAAAAGTGTTCTGTTTTAACATCACCTTTAAAAAAGGGAGTTGCCCCGCTATTTGGTTGCCTTTTTCCTTTCAGATTTTTTGCTACTCTTGACTCCTGCGCTTTGCTGTGCTTTCTTGTGTTCAATGTTATCGATAACTCCTTTCTGACCTGCTATATTTAATAGTTGCTGAGCTTTTTCATGCTCATGTGCTTCTTTATATTTTAAGCGAGTAGCTTTACCTCCCCTAATATGTCT